CTGCCGCCGGTTGTAGTACAGGGCCGAATGATATTATTGCCCAAGCGAATACCAGCATCATTGCCACTTGGCGATGCTAAGAAAACATCAGTGCCAACAGCACCAATACTCCCCACAGTGGTGCCGTCTTTGCGAAAGGCGGCAATGTCTCCGTCACTATCCATCCGGTTGATATCGAGTGATACGTTGCCGCTGCGTGCTGCACGGAAAACACCGTCTGGGCTGATTGCCACACCAGCATCGCCACTTGCGCCGTTGTTAGATGGCACAGTGTCAGTAGTGCCAATCATCACATTTTCACTGCTATCAATCGTGATGGCGATTGCATCAGCGTTGTCGTCAATGCCGGGTGATGTAAATGCGCCACTCACAGTGATAGGACCAGCAAATGTGCCGCCATTCGTCTTGGAAACCATGTCTGCCGTGGTAAATGACTTGAACGCATAGATGTTTATCAGGTCGCCGGTAGCAGCGCCGGAAGCCAACACAACGCTGGTGCCGTTTGTAGCTGTAAAGTCTGATGGATCAAGAACGACGCCGTTCATTACCACTTGCAGATTGTCTACCGTGTAGGACAGCGTGGCACTGTTATCATCAGAGCCGCTAAATGTGGTGTCGCCGTTACTGGCTGTGTATTCGTACAGTATCAAGCTGACATTGCCAGCAGATGTAGCTGCGATCCAGTTTGCGCCGTCATAGACCCGCATTTCGTTGGCGGTGCTATTAAAATATAATGCACCAGAAACTAGGGCATTTCCGTCATTGTCCTGAGATGGATTGGATGATTTAGGTCCAAGATACCTGTCATCAAAACTATCAAAACTAGATGCCGCAGCAGCCGCACTTGAAGCAGCAGCAGTCTGTGATGCAGCAGCAGCCGTGGCAGAAGATGCCGATGCGGTTGCACTTGTTGCAGAAGCAGTCGCAGAAGTTGCACTAGCCGTAGCAGATGTCGCCGCCTCTCCAGCTTTCGTGGTCGATGTTGTAGCCTGTGTGGTGGCTGTACTTGCCTGAGTAGTGGCCGTTGTGGCAGACGCCGCAGCAGCCGTAGCCGATGATGCCGCTTCTGATGCCTTTGTAGTGGCAGTTGAAGCATTTGCAGCCGCACCTTGGATGGCACTAATGTTTGTTGCGTTGGTGTTTACAGAGGAGATATTGGATGCAACTGTGCCAATGTCAGAAGCATCACCAGCCACAGCAGTAACATTGCTGCTAATTCCTGCCACCGTAGTCACGTTGCTGCTTATTCCTGCAACCGTGGTTACATTGGCCTTAATAGCAGCAAGGCCAGAGATGGCATCTGTAGCTGTCGTGCCGTCCTCAATGTCAGCAAGTGCTGCAATGTCTGCTGCTGTAGCAGATACAGTCTGCACATCAGATGTACTAGGCCCAGCTTCAACAGCGCCAGTAGAGGCGTTGAATGCCAGTGTCTTGCCCTTGCGTGTGTTTACATCAGGCAGCACCAAAGATACCGCTGTATCAAAGTCAGTAAGCTGTAGTGCGCGTGATGCCTTGTCATCAAGGTCAGCAGCAATAGCAACCAGCTTATCAAGCTCAGTGTTTAGTGAGCCAATCTGAAACGACCCAGATGCAGGAAAGTCAGTAGTTCTTTTGAGATCGATGTCTCGTGTGATAACAACCGTGCTGCCACCAGTAGCCCCAGTAACACTCATTGTTACCGTGCCAGTTGATCCATCGCCCCCTGATACTGTGTAATGAGTAGTAATTGTTTTAAGTGTGCCATCAACATACACGTTTAGATCCGCAGCATCGAAAAACTCGAACGATACGGTGAAGGAGGTCTGTGTTGCCCCCTGTGCTACTGCGTACGATACGCGAGGTGTATTGTCTGCAAGGTTGATTGTCATACCGCAATCCTACTCTTTCTAGTTAATAACGTCCACCACGCAGTGATTGTCGCAGTTCTTTGACTTCTTCATTCCATATCAATGCAGATGCAAATGGAAGCCTACCAGTAAACTCATATAGCCCTTGGTCAAAATCACCTGTTACCATTTTGCTTACCGCTCTTGTAACATCTACTGCGTAAGCAGGGCCAGCACCAGCTATGCCTGTAACAGCATCAGCATAGCTTTGACCTTGTGGAAACTTAGGGTTGATAATGCCCATGCCAATGTTAGGCCCACCAAGAGCAAGAGATGTACTCATCGCTGTATAAAACAAATCACTGTACAAGGACGCAATACCACTAGCATCAAATGATCTTGCAAACTTATCTGGGAAAGACATCTTATCCATAACCCAATCAGGTTGCTTCAAAGACAAAGACATGTATCCAAGACCCAAAGACGCAGTAACGGCAACGGCCCTGTTCTTTACCTGATCGTGAGCAAGAGAGGCGGTAATCTTGTTTGCAGCAGCAAAACTATATGACATGAACTGGAATGGAAGGCCAAGCAAAGCATTTTCCATCCGCGCATAACCACGGAACTTAGGGTCTTCATTCATATTAAATCGCTTAGCAACGTGCATAGGCAAATAGAACACACCATCAACAGCAATAGGTTTGTCTGCTGGTGTACCCATCAAAATTGTATTCATAATGCCGCTGTTCATAGAAGTTCTAAAATTGAACCGCACACTATCATCTGCCCACTTATCAGTATTTGGCAGATACAATCCATTTTCTGTTCTGTCCCAAGGAGAGTCAGCAATTTTCTTTGCGTCTTCTAGATCAATGTTATAACGCAGCAAGTATTCCATTTCTTGCTTTGTAATAGTGGCTGGCTTGCCATCAGCATCAATACCTTTGGCCCACTTCATTGCACCATCAATCAAGGTGTGACCACGCATGATTGCATCAAAGCGTTTGAATATATTGGTCATTGGAGCAAGACCATTGAGCATAAAAAACCCAGATCGAACTCGATTCATAAACCCAGTATTAAGTGGGTTGTTATTCATATACTCAGTTAGCCGAAGATGAGCATCGCCCATCAATATCTCTATTGCTTCACCAGCTTTCCTAGCTTCACTTGCTGACAGCCTAACCTTGTGATCGTTTAGTACGCCAAACAATCCCTTAGCTATAGAACCAATCTCATGCTCCATCATAATCTTAGCAAAGTCAGGCAAGGTAGCCAGACCAGCAGTGCCAAGATAGTTAAGCATTGCCAGATCTTTTAGAACTGTAGCAGTTTGCTGGTCCCACGAGTTAGGATCGCGCAACACTTTAGTTGTTACACGCTCATAAGAATGACGCAGATCTCTAAGAACAGCATTACGCTCTTGCAAAGACATTCCAGCATCAACCATTATTAGGTCTTCATCTAACAGCAAATCATCAATAGAACGCCCAAACTCAACCTCGAACTCATACTGAGGCGCAATGCGCTGGTTGTATGTTTTCATTACATTGATCGGGTTGTTCTCAATAAAATCGACAACCAATTCGTTTGGTATATCAATTTCTCTGTGACGCAAATGCTTGGATTTGCCACCACCATAGAAAGATTGCTCTTCATGCAGAGCATCTTTTCTTTGAGTGATGGTTTCTATTGTATCGTTGACACGCTTTTCAACAGCGCTGTTTCTAGTGCTAAGAGTTTTCTTAACAAACTTATTTGATGCCTCTTCAAAGACATACACTTCTGGATTCTTTTTATACCAATCAAAGAGTATCTTAAAAAACTGCTCTTTGTTTGCCAGTATTGCTTCAATATCCCAGTAGCGTGGGTTAAACACCTTTTCATTAGGCGGCATTATAGGGTTTTCTTGAAGCATCTTTATTTCGCCTTCAAGGCTAGATGCTTTAGATTCCAATGCTCTTAGTCTTTGACGCCTATAAAACAAACGTCTTTGCTTTTTAGTCATCTCTTTCTCAGAGATGTTTGTGCCTTCTGGAAAGTCTACAGTCTTTTGTAGGTCTACTATTTCTTTTTGCAGTCTAGCAATGTCACGTTCAATCCAGATCATTTGGCGTGTGTAATACTTTTCACCGCCAAGCATACCTACTTCTTCAAGACGCTCACCCCATGTGGTGTAATAATCTTCAATAGCTTTCATAGCCTCTGCTTCTGCATCAGAAGTAGGCTTTTCATTTTTAATGCGCTTTCTATTTACATCAGCAATCCAGTCCTGATATGTGCGCACTTGTTTGCCGGTAAAGTTTTGTATGGCTTGTGCCTTAGAGCGGACATCAACATCAGGGAACATCTGCGGCCCCATTTTGTACTCTCGCTCATACAAACTAATTAGATTGTCGTTTACTTGAACCCACTCACCGTTTCTGGTTTGTGCGCGTTGATAAACGCTAGCGCCAGCTTTGCCACCATGCCTATTAACATTGAGCAGTGTTCCAGAATCGCCAACCAACTTTACAGTTGTTAGCTTTGTAGAGTCCGGTACTTTCTTGTTTTGAAGTGTTCTTTTAACTGGTGTTGTTACACCTTGATACATAACACCATCTGTCCAAGCAGATTTCGCAATAGCATATGGATCAGATATTGTTGTTTCAGCTTCTTCTTTAATGCGGAATATGCGTTCTGCGTCAGCAAAACTAAGTTCTTTTTGAGTTCTATCTAGCGTCTCAATAGTGCCTTCAATACGAGACTCAAGGTATTTAACCTTTCGTCCGGCATCCATTTTGTCTGATCTTGTTGTTGCGCCATCAAGCTCTGCTTTTGCTAACTGAAGCTCAGATCGCATATCTTTTATTGCTTTTTCAGATGCGTTAATTCTTGCTGGCGACATCTTAATGATTGATTCAATCTCATCAGGAACCAACTGAGCAAATGGACGCTCTTGTGTCGCTGCCGGTCTCTTTGGATCTGCTTTTGGATTTAATGTACTTTCAAGCCTTTTAAGCTGCTCTGTCGTAGAACTGATTGCAGCAGCACGTCTTGTAATAGGAACAGAAAACGCACCGCCAAGTAAAGAGCCAGCAGCAAATGCTGAACCTATGTTTATTGCGCTTTCTGCGGGGGTAGCAAGCGGATCAAGAGGGTAGCGGTAGGCTTCCTGCACAGATTGTATGGCGGCCACTGACGCGCCTGTACGAAGCGCAGAACGAGCAACGCCTACAGCAGCACCACCAAAGGGCAATGCAATAAAGTTTACCGGGTCAAACAACCCGGCAAAAAACTGTGACCCAATAGATGATTCAGCAAGAACCTTGCGTCGTTTAAGATTAGCATCAAGCTGGTTCTTAAGATCCTGCATATGCTCTGCATTTTGTGCATGAACAAGTTGATCTCTAAATGTTTCATACCCTTCCATGTCATTTGTAGACACATAGTTAGGGTCAGTTTCAAATCCATAATTAACTTTGTTGGCAATAAAGTCTAATAACGGGGCGTATTGATAACCAAGTGTGGCACCTACAGTATCAGCAAAAGAGGGCAATTCAGATGTGTCTGTTGCCCCATAGAACCTGTAGTTGTGAACAAATGGATTATATTCCATTACATATTATCCAAGATTGATGACGGTAGGCTGCGATACAAATCAGTCTGCGATGGATCAAATGCAAAGTTATCTATGTTAAACTGCATCTCTTCTTCGGTCTCTGTACGCAAGCTATTCTTAATATCAATCATGTTAATATAAACAGGACGCTCAACAAGAGTGCCATTAACATCTTGCTTGTGCATATAGATGCTCATAGTGCCATTTTCTATTGTCACAAGCTGATAGCCTACATCTTCACCAGATCCAGTTGCATTGCCAGCCACAGGATACAAAAAAACAGGTGTAGCATTTTTATCTATACCTATGTCTCCGCGGTCCAAAATGTTTGCATCTCGCAAAGACGAGCCAAGTGGCATCATCTCCGTTAGGAATCGTTCTTGCCTTGGAATGTAGGCATTAATTCCTGCACTTTTTAAGTAAGTGTTTATATTTCTTGCAGCAACAATTCTATCACTGCGGCTTGGAATAAACTTAGCCCAACCAAACGCTGATCTGAATGATTCTCCAAGATTTCTGCCCCCAGATGGATCAACAATATATCCTTCTGTATCAACAAACTGACGCTCAAAAGTATTATTAATAGTCTTTCTAAGAGCATCTTCACTCATACCGCCAGCAACATAGTATTTAACTAATGGCTGAAAATATGTTCTTGCCGCTACATTTGTTTCAAACATATCTTTAAGCAAAGACGTGCCATCAAGACTTCCTGTTGCTTGTATCATTCTTTCATTAAAATCTTTTCGATTTGTAAATGAAAGATTTTCCATCAGAGTCGAGTACACTTGTGGTGCAGCTAATGTGCCAGCAGAGTTTTTAATTACTTCATTAACTGCGTCTAGTGTTGCAACCTGTTCTTTTGACAAACTTACATCCCAAGGAGTTACAGTATGACCGAGAGCAGCCGCTTCATTTCTAAGGTTATCGTATATTTGAAAAAACTTAGTAATTTGATCTCCATTAAAACCCGCAGCACCACCAGCTACTGCTTGAGCAGTATTCAAAAGATTTTCGCCAACAAAGCCAATGGTTACATATGCCTGTGCAAATCTAGGAAACTCATCAAAACCTTCTTGTGTTAAAAAGTATCCACCGACATTAGGAATGTTCAAAGATTGATCTATTGCTCTTCTGGTTTGAGCATTATTTGTCCCATGTCCTTTTAAGGCATTAACAAGGCCAGTTGTTATTTCGCTAGATCTTTTTGCATTAGCATAAGTTTGCTGCAAAGCAGTGTCTTTTTGATCTAAGAATAAATTTACAGACTTTCTAATAGTGCTTGTTGTTTCTTTTTCTATTGTTGAAACAAGGCCTTGAACAGACTCAGGCAGATCAGATAACTGAACATTACCTCTTTTGTTGTCTAAATATGCCTCGACGAGAGCAGACTCCCCACCTGTTAAAGGGCGAAATCTTTCAGAGCCATCCTCTGCTGTTGTAGGAACAATACCTTGATACAACCTATCAATAAGAGAGTTTACAGTATTGATGCGCAAAGAGTTTTGCGCACGAATAATTGTATCTCTGGCAACACCCTTTGGCGCTGCGCTTTCAATACTGTCAGACTTAGCTTTCAGCATATCTGAAACAGTGTCATAAGCACCCGCGCTTATAAAAGTCTGCATTGATTCAACAAATTGATTAATGCCGCCTTTACCATCAGGACTAAACAAATCTAATTCAAAACTAAGTCTGTCTGCTCTCTCAGATTCACTTAAAGCAGAATCATTTAGTTGTTTGATCTGACTAACATCTTGATAAAGGCTAGTTAAATCTGCTCCTAAAGCAGAACTTAATGCTGATGAAAAGTTTCGCTCTTCAACATTTCCATCAGCATCAGATAGATTTACAGCAAACGATTGCGCAAACTGGACAAACGGTCTTAACCTTTCGTCCACAGAATCAATGCCTTGACCACCAGCATTAATGGACATCTCAGCAGACTTAATGTCTTCTAGCGTCAAAGGGTTTGATGAGTTTTGAGTGGCAAGATATGCCGCATTGATTTGATTTTTAATGCCAGTAGAGATGCCAGTAATTAGTTTGTTTTCTTGTGCTGAATAAGTGCGAGCATCATAAACAGTAGACTCAAGGCCGTTTCGTTGTGCTTGGAAAAGACCTTCAATTAGACCCCGCAAATCTTGTTGAGCAATTGGATCGCTAAAATCTGGAACGGCAGATATTGTTTGAGTAAGCGTAACAGATTCCCTATCAGCCGCTTCCTGCAAAGCAAATGATTCATTCTGACGATCAGAGTCAGCTTTTCTTTTTATGAAATCAAGCTCTGTACTTGCAACTAAAGACCCGCTCATGCCAGCAACTACTTGCTGGAATCTAGGAAGAGCGTTTTCTGTTATGCTTTCTGCATATGACCTAAAACGAGTTGAGTATTCTTCAAAGCCATTAGGCTTTAAATATGTTTCTGCATAAATTCTTGCTGACTCAGCTTTTAGATCCTGCTCAGTTTCAGTTACATACCGACGCTCAATAACAGCCTGATATGCTTTAGACGCACTGCGTCCAAATTGGCTCGGAGTAGCAAATGCTTCCGGCTCTCCAGTCTCAGGGTTGATTGTGCGCAACTTAGATGCAGCCATTGATTGAGCAAGCTCTGCACCTTCTTGCTGTGCATCTTCAACAAGATTCTTAAACGAACCTTGAATCAAGGTGTCAGCTAACTGACCAACACCTTTAGCAACAAGATCCCCACCTAAGTCAGCCCTAACAACGCCAATAGGCTGATTCATAAACTGTCTTTTTTCGCGAATCACAGCCATTATTCATCGTCCCCAAACAAAGACATTGTTGTTCTGTATTCCTCATATCTAAACAAACCAGAAGAAACAGCAGATGCTGCACCAAGCAATGATGCTCTATATGCAGCTTGTCCTCTTTCTGTTACAGCCATTTGCTGCATTCTATTTTGACCCATAGATATAATTGTTTGGCTATTAATGGCATCAACATCTTTGCCAGCAAGTTCTTTTTGTTTTGCAAAGAAGGCTTTGAGACTACGATCATTTGGGTCTCTGCCCATTCCACTAAAGAATGTTGCTCTATTAACAGCTTCATTTGAATCAAACTGTGCGTTGCGTAGGTTTACCCTTTCTAGTCCAACAACTTCATCTTGTTTTCTTTGAAACTCAAGCTGCGCACGATTAAAAGCAGCCTGAGATCTGGCCACTCTGCCTTGAGACAAAGTAGAAACAACACCAAGCCCAGTTCCTATAGCTTGTATTGCAAACATGCTTGGTGCCATTAGAACGATACCTCCGCAACAATGCCATTCACTTGCAGTGACACTGGCGCAGTTTGTGTAATTTTAACTGTTGGATCTTTACTATATCCAAGCAAACGAAACTCTTTCTTGCCAGTAACAGGCACACGCGCCTGACTAAAATCATCAGTGACAGTGCGAATAACAAGCCTCTTCTCATTCACTGATACAGACAAAGTATCCAACAAATCAACCACAACTCTGTTTACAGAGCGAGGCTCACCTGTGAGTGGGCCACCACCAATCTGTGCATCAATGGGCAGAGTTTCAGCCTCAACATTAAAACCAAAGCCAATCTCTGCTGCTGTTATCTCTTGCACAGCAGACACATCTACATTGCCACTAGCTACTGTAAACTCACCCAAGTAATCATTGCCGCTAACAACCTTAACCTTTGCGCCATTTGCAAAGTGACTAGAGACATCAAACACACCGGCAGAGCCGGTAAAGTCATTAGAGAAGTCCATGTTCAATGAAGAATCAAACTCCATTAGAACATGCTTAGATGTGCCAGCACCTGTGTCATAGGTGCCAATACAGAACACACGATCATCTACTGTGCATACAGAGTGGAACTTGCCTGTTGTAGTCCACTGTGTCCACCCAGCGCGTTGCTCTGCCCTGTTAGATGTAAACACAGCAAGCGTACCATCATTGTTTAGAACAAACGCATAGGACTCTGGACGGTTAATTGCGCCACGCAGAATAGACATTTGCACCGGACCAGTAATCAAATGCGGTGACAGTACAGAGATGCCAGTAGATACATACGCTGCTTCTGAGTCAGAATAGATATACTCTCTGACAACAGAGCCAGTCTTCTGCACATAGATCGTGGCACCATCAAACGAGTCAGGGCGTACAAAGTTTGCACCGTAAGATGTTTGTCTGCGCACCTGTGCATTGGTTGGCGTGATTGGCTTTTCAGTAAATGACGGCACATACATTTCTGATGTGCTGGTAAAGATCTGCAAGTCACGATTAGACACTAGATGGCGTATAGTGTTGATCTCACCGATAGAAGCAGTCAGGTCAAGCGCATCATCATCTTCTGCATCGCCAACATCAAAGTTAAAGTAATCAGCAGACTTGCTTGCCCATATACCGTCAGGCTGGGCTATCGTGCCGCCCAACCATAGTCTGTTCTCGTGGAAGGTAACTGCGCCGGGATACCCTCGCAGTTCACTGTATGATTGCTCACCCCACTCTGTAGCCGCAGCATGTGTAACAATCTTTGGAGAGCCACCACCTATTGTCGAATCATTAGCAGACCCACCAGCAACAACAACAAACTCATTCTCGTTAATAACCTCAGTTACTGTACGAGTCCCATTAATATTGTTTGCTGATATGCCGCCAACTGCACCAGCAGCAGATATTGTTATTGAGTCATTTACAGCCAAGCCATGATTAACAAAGGTTATGTGTATGCTTGTACTGCCATCTGTTGTTTCAATAGCGTCCCTATCAAGATGCACAAGCAACTCATCCTGCACATTGCCTGTTGCCTGTGTTGCAGACTGAACAGATGTGATTGTTATCTCGTTGTTGTGATACCGCAAAACTGACCCAACATGCTTTGAGTCAGGATAGTTGCCACCAGATTGACTGCCGGTTATGTCAAAGTAGTTGGCGCTTGTTGTAACTGTGATGCCATTTCCGCTAGAAGCAGATGGATCAAGCGTCATACCTATTGGCTGAAAAGAATAGTATGGCTGATTTATTCTAAAGCCATCTGCACTTTCATTGAATGTCATCAACTCAAGCTGGAATGTTGTAAGGCTAGTGCGCACTAGCTTACGCACCATGAATGTTTGATGCGCAATAAACATAACATCGCCAGCTTGTGCGTATGTCAGTTCTGGCAGCTTGGCGTTAGTAAAAGGAATAGCGTTACTATCAACATCTTGGGTCAGCGTTTGAATCAAAGAAACAGCGCCAGTCGTAGGGTTGATCTGGAATATGCGGATCTTTGCGCTTTCAAGACTAATGATGTAACGCTCATCATCAGAGAATATGAATGGCACCAGCCTGAGTTGCTGGGTAGCGGAGGAGTCTACCGTAGTGTCAAACTCATATAAGCGCTTGGTGCCAAAGCGTTTGAGCAAACCGCCTTCGTTACGCAGAAAGAAGTTTTCAATCTTCTTTGCTGAGTTGTTGTAAAGCGGAGTGTCAGTTCTGGAAACAAGAGAAGGGCTGATCTCACCATACTGAAAGTTACTTATCGGTACGCGGATTCTTTGCATTAACTTCGCCTGTCAGTAATAAACCTCGACGTTACCAGCTTGCGCGTGGTCTGCTGCTGTGCATCCAAACTACGAGCCTTTGCCATCGCCTTTGTTGAGGCATCTTGCATTAGAGCCGCAAGACTTGGATCTCTTGCAATGGATGTGGCAAACAATGTTGCCAGTCCATACTCAACAGCGATTGTAAAATACGAGGGCCAATCTTGTTCGTTTGCCCTGTATGTATAATCTGCAATCAACACATCGTTTGTTGATGTATTGCCATAAACCTTATCACCGTAAATCTGATACTCAATCGGGTTGTCGTTTACAGTAATAGCATGAATCATTAACGTGCCATCTGGCTGCTGATAAGCATTATCATATCTGCCAGTTGGAGCATCAGTCAGTCTGTTTAACACATCCTGATTAGTAGAGAACCGCCAACGTGCGTTTACTAGAGATGCTCTAGCTACATCCTCATACATGTTCACAGAGACAAGAGCCTCTGTGGTGCCGTCGTCAAATGACGTAATTGGTTCTGCGCCAATAAGGATCAATGCCCTTGCGCAGATATCAACTGCTGAGTTTGCTGCGGTGCTGCTAACTGCCATATCAGTAGAGGGGGCCGAAGCCCCCTCTCCCTATTAGTCGGTGTCGGTGACAGTAATTGCTGTACCATCAGCAATATCAACCACGCTTCCAGTATTGGAAAGCACAACTGAAATGCCAAGAGTAGGCGCATCACTATCATAGACAAAAACAACATCACCGACATTCATCATGCCAGCAGCATCGTTAAAGTAGCCTGATGCACGAACAGCACTCAGAGCATCAGTTGAGGAGTAGAACCACATATTGTAGCCACCACCGGTAGCCATATTTGTGAGTCCAGAAGCTGAATAAGCCATTTAACTGTTCTCCTCTTAGTTGTTGTCCAGAACTTCGTACACACCGTTATCATCGATAACAGTTGCACCCATCGACATCATCGAGGTTGCAAGGTGTGATACTTTTTCTGCGACATAGTTGATCTCAGTCGTGACATCAGCGTTGATGCCCAAACCAATAGCTGAAGTGTGATACGCCATGTTCTTACCGGCAGTGATCGCTGACGTTGAGAAGATCTTGAAGCCAAGAAACTCTTTCATTGTCATGCCACCAGCAAACGGAAGATTCTGCTCACCAACAAAGTCTGACGATGCAAACTCAGTAATGTTGAACAGATCAGCATAACCCTTCGGGTGCATTGCCAGATAACGCTGACCGTCTTCTGGAATGTTTGCTGTGCCAAATGTCTCAAACAGTGACAGCAGATCGGCTTTTTCAAGAGCAGATGATGCGTCGTGGATCTGAGTTGAGTTAGCGCCAGCGTCCATTGCTGTGTACAGGATGTCATCAGTCTTACGCCCAAGTGCGGCAGCAGCAGATTGTGCTACAGCCTGACGCTCGTTGATGTTGATCTTGAGTTCATCCAGCTTGTCAATGTACTCAGCAGCATAGAAGTCAGCCATGGTGGCTTCTACTTGCGTATGCGCCAGTTCCATTGCGGTTACGTTGCCGTTGCGTGATTTGGTAGAAGCAGTGCCAGTACCAATCTTTTGGAATCGAACAGTCGAGCCAGTCACATTGTTTGCCATACGCACAGTGTTCCGCAGTTTGGAACCCATACGCTGATAAGCCATGTGTACCTCAGACTCAAACTGCTTAATGAATGCGACATCAATAGTGTTCGCCATTTTACAGTCCTCAAAGGTTGTTTACACATTGACGGTTATCTGTTTGGCATCCTCAACGCGATTGTCCTTGCGGGTCGCTCAGTGCATTACAGGCCGACTTAATTCACCAATACCATCATTTTTATCTACAGCGCAACGCTCAAATCGCATAAAGGTGTGACTGTTTATTTCATACATAGTTTCATCGAAGGTAAACCCGCACCAACTTAGCCACATAATCGTATCGTGATGATCCACTGGCACATAGTTTTCAACGCTGGCAAAGCTACCCTGCAACAAATCAATCGTTGCACGACAGCCGCGTAAGAACGGACGGAAGTTGTAGTTAATTCCATTGGTGCCAAGTAGCCAAATTCTAGCGTGGACATCATCTATTGGCACATTTCCACACATACCAATGGGCGTTTCATCAAGCCTAAGTGTGTAGGTTACTGCCCCATCAATAACAAATGGCTCAGTCAAAGCCTCAAGTGGGGTAAGGTTGTGTATATAGCATTCCCTTACATCAGCCTTGCGCATGTTGTCAGCAACACGCTCTGCATGTTCGGGTAGGCTTTTGATTAACGAGAGCCTACCAACTCGTATGACTTCATTAGCCATTTGAGAATATACGCTTGAAGCCATCATCAACCTCTTTCACAAAGGTTGGATCTCTACGCGCAGGATCGTGATAGCGTGGATCAAGCATCTTCTGGCGCAGATCAGCCTCTGTTTCACGTGAAACTTCAACCGCTCCGTTTGATGGGCCGCCCTCACGCATGGCTTCCATGACATGCTCAAGCACCATAATGCCTTCTGCTGTCTCACACATACGCTCTACAGCACCAAGCATTTCGTCTGGAAAGAACTGATTGGCAAACAAACTAGCCGCTTCAGTTCTTGCGCTAGCATTGTCGCCCAGCTTTGCAACCTCTGCATCATAGTCAGGCACATCAGCATTGATTGCCTGTGCATACATCTCAATGCCTTCAGCAAACTCATCCTGACTGTAGCCATTCTCAAACGCAGTCTTTGCCCACCACTGCAACAAATCATTGTCTGTTGCCATTTCGTCATCAATGCTATCGGGAAGAACATAGTCACCAACATCGGCTGGCCTGTTCGCATAGGCTTGCTCTTCCATCTCTTTCATAAACTGATCGCGGAATGTTTCCTCCTTAGCACCAATCTTGCTCTCAAGATTAGAGTAGGACTCAACCAGATCATCGATAGACTTAAACTTCTCAGGCAGCGCAGCAAGCGGATCGGGTGCCGCTTCTGGCTCCATCAATGGATTGCCACCCTCGGTTACAATGCCAGAGTCTTCTGCTGTTGCTTCTACTTCATTCATTTGATTTCACCTTTTGACCATGCCGGATGCGCGACTCTATTAGGCCCACGATGTATCGCTGCCCCTCCATATGGCGCAACTCCGCATCAGTTACTGCTGCGCCATTAACTGCTTCTATTGTGATTGATCTAAGATACTTCAACACATCTTTGCCAAGTTCATCTTTGAACAGGGCAGCTATGTTGATGCTTATCTTCTCATCATCAGGACGACTACGTTTATAGCCATCAAGACTGAGGTAGTTGTTCTGCGCCACCCATTGCTCCCTGTTGAGTCTGTGCATACTGTTGTGCCAAAGCCACAAGCTGTCTGCGTTCCTCAAGGTCGCGGATCAATGAATCTGGCACACCAAACTTCTTACCGAGGTATGCTGCTGTTTCTTCTGAATCAATAAGTATCTGCACAACTTGTGGGCCAAAGGTTGCTTGAACCAACTCAAGCCAACGCGCCACAGATGTAATGTCTTGGTTTGCCTGTGCCTGTGCAAGTGGCGATACAGAGCGAACCTTTACTTCCCTGCCATTAATTGTTGGCAGTTCAATACGCCCCTGCTTCTTCAAGATGTAAACTACACGCTGAAGAACAGGTTGTACCAACTCTGCTTGGAGTCGCCCAAAAGCAGAACCAATACGACGCGACAGGTCGGCCATACGCTCTGCAACTTCTGTTGCAGAAGCTGGGGTTCGATCAGGATTACCAAGCATGTCATTGTACAAGGCTCGTTTAATATTCAGCCTCATATCAGATAGAACAAGATTAGCTACGTCAAATGAACCGGCTGCACGAATAGGCTCAAGACCACGAGAGCCAGCAGCTTTTGGAATAACAGTACCCGGCACAAGACTAATCGTGTCAGGATTTACTACTCCGTCGTCTTCCATTTGGTAGATACCTGAGATAGCCATTTGCGCATTCTCAAGTATAAGCTCAATCGTAAGATTAGTAGTCTTAATAGCGCTAAGCGCATTGATGAGAGGCCCGCGTCCATAGACTTCCCCGCTGCACTTCGACCAGCGGAAGCAAATAAAAGGATTTGACCCCACACCACGATACTTTTCCTCTCTGACTATTTCCTTGTTTGTGCAGTCAATAGCATAGAATAAATAGGCTTCGTCGTTCTTTACTGAGTAATCTCTAGCTACAACCTCAAGGATCTTCACCTTATCATCAGGTGCCATCTTAATCTTGTTTTGTAGCTTGCTGCCAATCTTGGCTTGCTTGTACATCAGCGGCACATCGGATGCGCGTACCTGACGCTCACGATACACATGATCGATGCGATCATCAGGCCCAGTGTCCAGCACTACATGCGGTAATGGCACAGCAGAGAACATAATTGGGTTGATTGCATCGCCCTCTGATACAGACAACACACCAGTACCAACCGCTAGATCAAGGAAAGACTCATGCACTTCCTGACCAAAGTTGCTGTTCTGAATTACCTCAAAGACGTATTCAGTTACTTCATCAAGTTCATTATCGACGCTTTCGCGTGTT